AGTATGCATCGATTTCATCCCTCTCAGCTAAATATTGTTTCTCCTTGCTACCCGTGCGACACATTGAAAATGAATCCATAGACAACTCATCTCTTTTCAAGTATTGCTGATGATGTATGTACTCATGTTGTATAGTTTGAGCAAGATAAAACCTGAATTGATCTGGATTTTCTATATTGATCATTCCCTTGCTTTTCTTTGGAATGATCAATAGTATTTCTATCTTTTGCAGTTCCTCAATATAAAATCCTGCAATAGTGTAATCTTCATTATTCAGATTACCTGTTCTTTCTATATTGAACTTTACATTATCAAATAATTTTGACACTCTCTTCTTCAACTCAATAACATTTGTCTCCCCTTTTGGTATATCTATGCCATTGAGAAGAAGAATGAGAGTGTCGAAAATAAACATTTTATTCTAGAAAAAAATTCGGAGTAAAACCATCAAAACCACCCCCAGACATGAGATGCATAACCATCGAAATTGCATCATCTTCAAAAACATATTCTGCAATAATTTGATCCGTTTGTGTCTCTATTACATTCCATGTAAACGTATCATCATTATGCTGAAAAAGTTCATAATAATAATTTTCAATTGCCATATTACACCTTCAATCCTGAGTTTTTGAATTTACTTTTACCGAATGAAGAATTTATTAACTTGCTCGCAGTAGCATCATCAATTCCTTTCCGTTGCTGTCCTGAATCCTGAATATCATCTTGTGCAGATTGTTCAACATCATACAAACGCATCTTTGCACGATCAATCCCTAAAACAAATCTCTTGTTTGCTGTCGGATCATTATATCGATTCTTCAACTGCTTGACCATAATCTGATTCAATGCTTCTAACTCTTCAGTCGAAATCAAAGCTGCCATGAAATCTGCTGTCGCAGGAAGACCAAACGATTCTGAAGTATCAGTCAACTCAACATCCGTACTAGCAAAGCCAGATCTGGTTGTCTGCGTAGCCGACACAATTGGTACCTTGAACTCAACTGCCAAACCACGAAGTTCTTCGGCAATCGCCTTGATATAAGTGTACGAATTGATATTTGATCCCGGCTTTACTCTGGCTGAACAGCAAATATTCAAATAATCAATGAATATTATATCTGGACGGAAACTCTTTTTCAACATCAACTCATTCAACAATGTTCTAAAATGAGTGGTGGAAGCAAGAGCAGTCGGATATTCCTTGATGATCAACTTTCCAACTGTACTACGACGAACCTTCTCAACCTTCTTATCATATACATCTTTAGGTAGAGAAGACAAATCATCAAGAGTTACATTAAGTAGATTTGCATCGATACGCTCCGCAATCTTTTCTTCAGCCATTTCCATGGTGACATATAGAACATTGTATCCCTGAACCAGACATGCTGATGCAACATGACACATGAACAATGATTTACCAACACCAGTACCTGCAAGAAAGATGTTTAGAGTCTTTGCTGGTAGACCACCCTTCGTAATCTTGTTCATGAAATCAAGATCAAAAGGAATCTTCTTTTCCGTCTTGTGATAGAAATCATACCGCGCATCCGAGTCATTCAAATAATCATGGCCGACATGACTATCAAAGCTGACTGCAAGTGCATCGGAAAGAATTTGAGGAATGGCACCCTTGTCTTTTGTAGACTTAGAGTTTTGATCAAGAATACCAATCGATTCAAGAACAGCATTATAAATGGCTTTCTCCTGACAAAACTTCTCAGTCTTGTCAATCAACCATTGCTGCTCGCTCTTCTCTTCCTTGATATCTTCAATACCACCAATCACATTGATTGCAGATTTGATTTCTTCTTCCTTAAGATTAGGAAGATTGTTGATATTGATATGAAGAGCCTCTAGAGTTGGAAGAGCATTGTATTGCAAAATGAATTCTTTTACATGCTGAAATACAAGCTTCTCCGATCTATCAGTGAAGTAGGAATCATTTAGAAACGGTAGAACCTTTCTTGCGTACTCTTCGTTTTGTGTCAGGTTCTTCAATATGGTTGTCTCCAGTCTCTTCATGCTCTTTCGCCTCTCTTTCTATACCAGCGATTATGATCGCATTCAGGATTGCACCAAGTGTATCCGTAAATTTTTGATTGCCTTGAAGTTTGTTTGGATCGTGTTTACCTGGAGTTATTATATCATATTCGAAGTCAATTGTATATGTACCATCTTGATTTTCCTTGTCAGCTACGCTAACTTTTCCAAATCTAAATGATACGCCTTTATATTTTCCAGTAAGAATCTTTAGAGCCACCATCCTACCGTCGTTTTTATTATTATGATCAGGATCAATATCAAAGTCTTTGTCTATGACCATAGTTTTCTTGAATAACTTACTGATCGCTTTCGTTACCATCTTCCGCCACCTTTGTCTTTCCATATAAAAATTCATTTTTGCAATGTTCATTGATTTGATCAAGAATCTCCTGAGTGAAATACTTCTCCGGATTCTCTAGAATGTTCTTTTCGAACAACTTGGTTCCATTTGGCAGCTCAAGACGAGTAGATATTTTCTTGATGATACCAAACTTCAACGCAAGATCCAGTAGTCCATAATACTTGTCAACACCCGTCTCATAGCGAAGAAGCGTCTCGACAACTTTGTCTGCAATCGTCAAACGGCTCTTTTGCAGCTTGCACTTGACAATGTTTCCGACAACTTCATTATCTACTTTTTCTTTCTTCTTTGAAAGAAAGACAATCGTAGATGCTGCATATTCAAGCCCCGAATTATGTGTAATTACACCATTTTCTAAAATATAATGATGAGCAGTTTTTACAGTGAAATCAAAAACAGGTTCTGTCTTAACTTTTTTTATCGTCATTATTTTCATAATAAATTTCCTTTATATTATATTTGCTCCATAAATGTTTTTTTATAGAGCAGAGTTGAATGCCCATTGCCTTACTTATACCCAATGATTGCCCTATGTCACTCTTTTTATCATAATGCTTTATAATACCGTTTTCAAAAACAATCGTTACAGATTCTTTCTGTTTCTCTGATATAATCTTTTTAGTTTTCGAAGTATGTTTTTTACCAAAAAAATGATTATCTTGTCCGTAAAGTTTTGGTTTATTTCTAAGTTTTTGTTTTACATCTTCAGTATGTTTTTTACCATAAAATGGATTGTTTTTACCTAGAAATTTTTTGTTACCATAAAACGGATTATTTGATCCACTATATAACTCTTTCAAATTAGATCGCATAAGTTCATATAGTTTACCATTACCTATTCTACTATAACCGCATTTATTGTGGGTTTCTTTCATTCTAGTAAAAGCATATGCCATTGATCTTCTATGTTTTTTGTCGATAACCATTTTGGTAAGTAATGCATGTGCTATGAAATGTTCTCTTGGTGTTAGATGAACTATATTTGATAATTCGTTTGTTCCACCAAGAGATTTTGGTACAATGTGATGCGATTCACATATCATAGGTTTTTCACGCCGCTTTGATCGATCCACTAGCGAGAAGTATATTCTTGTATATTTGTTGTCCATAAACATCGAGATCGCCTTTCATATCCGCTACCTCAATATTTAGCGTTTCCATATTCTTTGCCGAAACCAGCATATCATTTACAGATAGCCATACACCATTTACCAGAAATTTATGATCACCTGAACATCTGACAATTGTTCCATCATCAAAAGATAGTTCAAAAACTTCTTTATCGTTGAAAATGAAAGTTTTTGTTACTTCTTTATCTCCATATAAAGTAGAAACAAAATCACCAACTTTTAAGTTTTGTATTTCCACTAGACCTTCGGGCGTCTGAATTTTAGTACCTGCAACCAAGCATCCCCCACCCATCTTCTTGGTCGGAATATAAGAACCGACAACATCATATGTATGATTGGTGACCAGCAAAGCTACCTTGGCTTTTCCAAGCTTCAATGTAATGACACGAAATGCGCCACGAATAAGCTGCGCTCTCGTCATGTCTCGCGTATCTTTACCATCCGTGATGTCAGCAATTTCTTTTTCTGTCGAAAGATTACCAAGTGAATCAAGAACCATAATCATTGGAGGACGATTAGCAGCTGGTGTCTCCATATACTTGTCAAGAATCTTCACGCATTGTGTGCGGAATTCTTGAATCGTCGTAACTGGAATGATATGAACACGACGAGCATCGATATCACGATCAATGAACATCTGCTTCGTCAAGGCAGACTCCGATTCGAAATACATTACTCCGCCGTTTGGATTATCGATGAGAAACTGCTTGACCACATTCAACGTGTAGAATGTCTTTCCCGTAGCAGGTTCACCCGCAAGTGCTGTAATCTTGTTGTCGGGCAATCCGCCATAAATTGAACCGGACAATAGTGCGTTTAATGCATATGAACCTGTGCCGATATATCCAGTAACATCTCCAGCTTCAATACCATCATCAACGAGAGCTGCGTATTCATTACCAGCTTCTTTGATTAGATCGGAAAAAATATTATTCATTCAAAACTCCTTCAAATATATTGTATTTTATATCAACTAAAGAAAGATGTCAAGTCTGAAGCCTCTTCTGTCTTCCATCCAACGCAATCGAGAATGATCTTGATCGGTTCAATGAATGCCTTTTCAAACTGCATATCATAGTCTACGAATCTATGTAGATCGAATTCTTGAGGAAGACGACCGGGATATGATATGACAGTTTCATTTATTATGTTTGGTAGTTTCAAGTATGTAAAACGTAGCTTTTCACCCTCTTGTATCTTTGGATACTTCTTTGATAGTTGCTTCTTATCCAAAAGATTGTTGTAGATCAAAGCGCCCTTGACATGAATAGGTGTACCCTTTTTATAAATCGATGCTGCATCCGAGTATTCTTTTAGTCCATTGACGCTACGAGGAAAGGAGATTTCTTCTGGCGGTAACTTTGAAAACTCCTTGCGGAAATTCTCAATGAAGTTCTGAACATCGCTTTCCGTGCCTTGAATAATAAGTTCAATCACATCCTTCATCTTCTCGCGAATAGCCGAAGGAGTGGATGACTTGATCATTTCCAGGCCCATCACCTTCAACTTTGGCTTTGCATATTGAACGCCTTCATTATTATAGACGTTCATGATGTATCGCTTCTTCGCAGTCCAAATTCCACGATCAGCCAAAGCTTCTCGCTTCATTTGCATCTTTTGGGCATATGCGTTTACATAGTCAGCAAGATTGTTATAGCTTTCATCAATAAAAGGTTGGATCTTATTTTCACAGATCTTATCCATGAAGGAGATGATTCGTGAAGCTGCTGTTGCTTCAAAACTATCCGCAAAAGAGCGACGTACAATTTCGTCAAGCGTAAGATAAATACTATCTGTATCTGATGCGACAACATAATCAACATTCTCCGTCTTCAACAACTTATTCATATATTCATTGATACGCAATTCAATCCACCGAATAGACAATTGTCCAGCAAGCGTGATTGCTTCAGCAATACGAATATCGAAGAATCTAAAATATTGATTACCCATTGCACCATAAGCCGAGTTTAACGAGACTTTCTTGGCCAACTGTAGATTGTTATATCTGGCAATTCGCTTTTCAATCTCATATTTTTCATCTTCTTTTTTGCATGTCTCAAGTTCTTTCTTAGCTTCAATCGCCTTCTTCTTGTACACAGAACGATCATCATACATCTTCTGCATCATCTCTGGAAGAAAACCATATTTGTCCACACGAAATAGTTGCTTATTCGGGGTTAGAGTAACTTTCTCTTCCTTAAGAACAGATGTGTTCACCTTTTGACTAAGCAACTGATCTACTGTTATCCTTTGCGATAGAATGGACATCATCTTGTCTGTGTAATCGCTTGGTTCGACAAGA